CTCCACCACCCTTACTTTTTTTGGTTGTGGTTTTTGGTCTATTAGATGAAGATCCTCTTGGACTTTGACCTTGTTTAGAAGGAGCACTAAAGCCTGGTCTTTGCACCCCACTTGCTTTACTACCTTGATAACCACGGCTACCGAATCTAAAATCTTCTCTTCCGTCATCTAACATACTTACATTTTTTAATCCATCTGTGTATGTTGGATTTATACCTCCTGTGTCTGTATCTACGATTGATATTAATTCATCTTGAATAGATTTATCTTTTATAATTGGAATTGCTTTTTTAACAGTATTAAATGTTCTAAATAATCCTATTCCTTTTCTTACATTAGATGGAATTGGAGCACCAAAAAGCACAGCTGTTTCAAAAAAAGGTCTTGCAAAATTTACAAAACTTTTAGCTTTATTACTAGCTCTTTTAAAAATACTAGGTTTAACAAAGGACGGAGTGTATCCAGAGAATCTGTCATCATCTCTTTGATTTTTTGATTTAGGATTTAAAGAAGGATCACCAGTTTCTTTAATATCAAATATAGTTGGTGCATCTTTTATGTTTATTGATGTAACTTGTGATGGGCTATCGTTTTCAAATCCTGCATCTGAAGTTACTGCACCTGGCCCTGGACTAAAATCAGATTGAGAAGCATCCTTACCGCCTCTAAGTTTAACACGTTTTACTTTCTTTGACATTATTTCATTCCTCTCATAAAACGAGACATATAATCTTCAACTGCAAACTTAGCTTTATCTTCTGGTATACCTAAAAGTTGTCTTTGATTTTCTAACATTTCAATCATAAGATCCTTATCCATACCTCCTCTTATGCCTTGTATTGCATTACTAATTTTTCCTTCAAATTCGTCCAAAGGAACTATTGTATTTTCTTCTGTTTGTTCTGGTCTTTTCATTGGAACAACTACACCTCGTTTAGTGAAAGGATTAGAATCTGCTGTTGCTATAATCTCTGCATTTGACATATTAGGAAAATCTGCTTCTAAAGTATCTTCCTCTCCAAGTATAAATGGCCCTGCTAATATTTTTTCTGCCATTAGGTTTTTACCACCAACTTTTTTACCAAGAGTTTTTTCTGCCACTTTGTTAAATAATCCAGAGTTAACTAAAAGTTTTCCAAGTCCACCACCACTTTCTAATTTAACTCTACCACCTTTTGCATATTGTTTAAGTATTAAACCTATCTCTTGATCTAGTTCTATAACTTTATCGTCATCACCTTTTTCTATAGCTTCTTCTCTTAAAGTATATAATTGTTTTAATCTGTTACCACTTGGGCCACCGCTGCCATATTCTTCTCTAGTCTGTGCTATGCCACCTGTTTTAGCAAAGCCTCTTTCAAAATATGGTTGATATTGAGTGTAATATTCATTTACAGCTGCATTATAATCTTCTTCAGTAAATTCTAAACCTTGATCTTCTAATTCTTGTTTTTTAGCATCTATATAACTTTTTAAACCTATACCTGCAGAAGCTATATTTCCAGGATCTGTTATTTGTTCTAAAGCTACTTCTTTTATACTAGCTGTTTTTCCTTTACCTTTAGCAAGAGCATCAAATTGTGTGTCACTAAATTTATCAACTTGATCTGCTATACTAGTTCCTCTTAATTCTCCAGCTGGTACAACATCATCACCTAACAATAATTCTTGTGAGGGATCTATGTTTCTTGCTCCAAACCCTATCTCTTCTCCACCAAATACTCCAAATTTAGATCCACCATAACCAACTGGTTTGATGCCTTCAAATTTTACATATGGCGCTGCAGACAATGCTAATTTTATTGGATCTATTCCACCTGTTGCTTTTGCTGAACCTGCTGCATAGATTAGTGGAGCAGCTGGGCCAAGAAATGGTGCAGCTAACATCATAGGTTTAGCTAATTCTTTTGGAACTAATTTCTGTGATATTTTTACAAAAGGTTTTGTAATTTTTTTAAAAGTTTTTTTAAGAAAGCTACCAAGGCCATATTGTTCTCTAGGAACTAACCCCAGGCCACCGCCCTCGTACATTTGTCTTTTCATCATCATTCTATTAATTGCCATAATTATTCATCAGATGCTGCGCCTATTGCAGGTATATCTGCTACCATTATTTTTACAGATCTTGTGATGTCCTCTTTTTTTGTATCAGTGTTTGGATCGTTGATATCATCTTCTGCTTCTTTATCTGAACCATACTCTTTATTTGTTTTTATATTTTTTAAAACTATCTCAGCTTCACATTCAACTATAGGTACTTTTTTGCCATCTATAGTTTCATATCTTACTGAGCCTTCTTCTTTAAATGCCATAATTTAGTCTCTATTCAATTGTAACATAGATAAAATAACATGCAATCTATCTGCAGTGGTTGCTTGTACTTTTATCTGTTCTCCTTCTGTCAATACTAACGGATTTGTTAGTAATTCAACAGTAGAATTTGCAGCTATAGACTGACTTTTAAACAAGTTATAAGTAGCGTCTGCCGTGTCTACTATTTCAACCTGAATAGGATCTGCCGAAATTGAATCATTAGATACTAAAAAGGACTTAACAATAGCGGTTGTAGCCGTCGGTACTGTGAAAATACTAGTATTTCCGTTAGTTGTCAAATCTGCTTTTACGTTTGTATATATATTAGCCACCTAAAAACCAGGTAAATCGCTCCTGCTCCTCTTTTAATTCGTTTAAATACGTAGAATTTAGCTGTTCTACAATACTAGCCAAAGACCTATTTATTTGTTTTTGGTTAGAAAACTCATATGTAGGTTTGGGTTCTGGTACTCTTACTATAATTTTAGCCATTATCTTCTTCCATCTGGTTGTATATCTATCTTAAATGTGCCAAATCTCCAAGACTCACTAGCAGCATCATTTTCTATTTTAATGTTTACGTATCTCCCTCTGGCACGGGTATCCTTTTTATTGGTAGTAGCTGTTATTGTAAAGGGACTTAATGATGTCGTAGATTGAGATTGTTGAGGAAATCTTTTTACAGCTAAAGTAACTTTTGCGTTACCTAATAAATTTTTAAAATCAGGTATAAATCTTCTAACTGCTAAGAAAAACTCTCCTTCTCCCATCTGTGGATTAGATATGTCAAAGTCAAAAGATTGTATAAAAGAAGTAACAGTAGTTGTTGTACCGTCAGGATTTACCTGATCAGTTCCTACCTCGTGTTCAAAATAGGTTGTTTGACCTAGACCTGACTCTCCAACAATTACAGGAAATGTACCACTTGAATTAGAATCATATTTAGTTGCAAAAGGATTTTGATAAACAGTTGCATCTATCCATGTTGTTCTAGCTTCTGTTCCTGTATACCAAGTGCCTTCTCCATAATTATAAACAACGTATTTATCATTATACTCTGATCCATTCGAAGGATAATACCAAACTATTTCAGTGTACAAATTATTTAAACCTGCATATACTTGTTGTCCTTTTGTCGTATCAAAATTATCATAAACAAAATCCTCTACAGAACACGGTAAAGATTTAACAGTACCATCGTATAAAAAGAATCCTTTCGAGCTCATCCAAAAAGCAGCACCATCTATTTGAATCACAGCATTTTTACCAATGATACCACAGTTTGTACCAACTTGTTCAAATCCAAAAGTAAAAGGAGCACCTACGAATTTCATAAGATATAGAGAGTTATCTGTCCAGATTAATATATTTTCTTTAGATCTTATTGCAGACATAATTTTAGTACCATCTTGTAATCTTTGTGATCCTGCAGTGTTGGTAGCTGTTGGTGTGTAAACATTTATAGCTTCTCTGTCAGAGAATCTTATGAACATATCATCTTGTGTGCTTGTATTACCAATTGTTGTTTCTGTACCTAAATGAATTAAGTGACGAGTAGTTGGTGATGTTAAAGTAATTCTAGTTGCTGTTGGATTATTATTAGTTTGAAAATTTGATGTTGTAGTTGATGCTCTTGTTGTCAAAGGTGAACCTGCTCCAGCGTTCCATGTAAATGTTTTACCGTTTCCTATAGTTGCAATTAATACTTCACCAAAGTTACTTAATGACCATAAACCTGGTTCTAGTGATATATCAGAAGCTGATGCAGCCTCTCCCCAGTTACCTGTACCCCAAGTATCAATACCCCAACCATAACCATACGATTGTGCTCTTGGGCCAACAGGTTCAAAAGGTTTTATACTTAAACTACCACCAGTTGATACTGTAGCAGTTGCATTAGATGATTGTGTTATTGTAAATGTGCTTGTTGTTGGAACTGTTATTACTTGAAAGTTTTTATCTTCAAAGTCTGAATTACTAAATCCTGTGCCACCTGGTAGGGTAACGTTATCTAATTGTATTATATCTCCTGCAGATAAACCATGTGCAGTTTTTGTAATCGTACAAGTTGGTGATCCATTTGTTGTTGCAATAGTTGCAGAGGTTAAAGTAGTTTTTAAAGGTGTAATATCGTGAAGTTTTCCTTCAAAGTATATTAACAAAAACTTATCTGTTCCTATGGCTACATATCTATTACCATCTAAGTCTACAAAAGCATGTTGTGCTCTAGCTACGCCCACTATTGTATCTGTTACAAGTGAAGCCCAGCCACCAACTTTTTCAGGTAGACCATATCTAAATCTTACATTGTCAGAATCAACCCATCTATTTTCTGCACCAACAGATGTATTCTGCTTATCAATTCCAGCTTGAAATTTAAAATCAATGAGAGCCACGTCTCATCTCCTATATTTTAGTTTTATAAGCCCAGCCTCTAGTCGCGTTTACAAATACTAGAGTAAAAGCTGCACCATTTGTACTGACAACTAAATTGGTAGCCGCACCTAAAATGTTTGAACCGTTTCGTGCAATAGTTAAATTATTTGAATTTAAATTATTACCACTATCAATAAAATGAACTTCATTTCCAATAGCTGGAGAGGATGGAAGTGTTATAGTTACAGAACTATTAATACCACCTGCAGATGTATCTACTAATAACTGATCACCGTTAACAGCTGTATAAGCACCTGGAACAGTGTAGTAACCTTTTGTTTGTAGTTTCCCTGTAATATCTGTGCCATCAGAAAATAATAGCGTCGCTGATCCAGCAGGTAATCCC